TGCAAATCTCTCCCAACCTGAACGATAAATAACCTGTGTATGGTCTCCGTCGTATTTCTCAGGTTTCTTTAACTTGTATTTACCTTTGTAAGTTTTCATAACCACCATATAAATAAGTATAAAATATTCAAATATTTATAGGATTACTAATGGTAGATGTAGCAGATGTAACAACTCCAGCAGCTGCGGGTTTAAGATATCCGGTTGAACCAGATGAAAAATACAAAGCCAGTGTTATGTTTATTGCAAAGGGTGGTAAATCTGCTGGACAGTGTTCTTTATATTTTCCTGAAGCAGTAAACTTTTCTGATGGATTAGTATATGATAACGCTAACTTAGGTGTTGCTGGTGAAATTGCAAGATTAGCGACATCAGGGGATGAAGGGCGCAATAAACTTATAAATCAATCTAAAAGTGCCGGAACAGCAGTTGCTGCCCAAGCAGCAAATTTGCGTAACATGAAGTTAAATGATACTGATAAGTTTGAGCAGTTTGGTGATAATCTCAGTGGTGTCGGTGATTTATTCAGTTTAGGTGTCCAAGGTTTTACTGAAGATATTGCACCAGCAATTGCTTCTGGTGTTGCGGCAGGGACGGAGAGATCAGCAAACCCACATAAGCGTTCTGTGTTTAGAGATGTTGCAGTCAGAACCTTTTCATTTTCATTTCTAATGAGTCCTCAAAGTTCAGCAGAATCTTCCTCTATAGAAAATATAGTAAACTTTTTTAGAGAAAATGCATATCCAGAGCGGATATTGGATGGACTTGGGTATAAATTTCCCACCAAATTCACAATTGAATTTTTATATAGAGGTGTCAAAATGACTCAAGCTCCTAAACTTTTGCCCTGTTACCTTACAAGTGTAAATACTGTAATAAACCCAAGGTCTGCTTCGTTCTTTGCAGATGGTAAGGCAAATGAAGTTCAGTTGTCTATGTCTTTCCAAGAAGAAACAGCGTTGCATGCCGCTAAGATTCGAGATGGTTATTAATATGTCATATTTCACAAACTATCCTACAGTCAATTATAAGTTTGGTAACGAATCAACATCTGTTGCAGTTCAAGACATTGGTGCCTATATTGATTTGATTGATAGAGTCAAGGATGACATTTCTTTCTATCAAGAATATAACCTGAGAGATGGTGACAGACCTGATCAAGTTTCTAACGACTTATATGGTTCTCCTGACTATCACTGGACATTCTATCTTCTAAATGATGACCTAAAGGAAAGAGGATGGCCCTTAACCAGATCACGGATTAGTGACAAGGCAAAAGAAGAATACCCTAATATTGTCTTTACTACTAGAGCAAATATTGCAGAGCAGTTCTTAGTAGGTAGTAACATTGAAGGTCAAACATCTGGTGTTACTGGAAAGATTTTAAGAAGACGACCTGATATGGGTCAAATTATTGTAGAAAAAACACCAGCTGATAGAGTTTATACTGGAACACCTACTATCAATAGTGAGTTAGAGCTTGAATTAACTACAGCAGAAACTTTTGTAAATACTAGTGAGTGGGTAGTAGAAGTAGTAACTGCTCTAGGAAATACTGTAGCAACAAACTATAGTATTGTTACCACAGAGAATAATACAAAAGCAACTATTAGTGATCTTTCATTTGGAATGAGTTACCAGATCACAGCAAAAGTTCTTACTGATACTAACTTTATTAATAGTGAATCTATTCTTACTACAGAGAACGAAGTAGACAAGAATATTAAGATTGATACAGTAGTAGAAGAATATAATGCCAAGCATCACTATGAGAATGCCAGTGGCAACTATGTTGATATCAGTCCTAATGCTCCTTTTATTCAAAGAGTGTCGTATGAAATTAGTTGGAATGGTGTGGATGCTAACGACCCCTCTAACTTTATTATTGACAAAATTAATATTTCTAATCTTAGTTCTATTTTTACTAACTTTAGTTTGGATGAACTTGGTATTCAGGCAATCTTGGGAAATCTTATTCCGGGTGGAACTGCACTTCAGATTGCAGGAGTTTTACAATCACAGTTTATCAACGATGACGAATATACGATTGATGATTGGCAGACTAACTTCTTAGTAGGAGTATTAGGATTCACTGCGGAACTTCAAAGTGTTGTATCCTTACAACTAGGAGCTATCATAAACTCTATTGTAGGTTCTGGTGGAACTGCACCTACTTCTATTGTATACCATACATTCACTTTAGTTGATAATCAACTGGACTTGATAACTGCTACTGCTCCACAATATATTGGATTTGAGTTTAGGTCAGATGTAAATGTTGACCTAGCTACTGTATTAGGTGGAGTATTTGCTGATAGTGATGGAGTTACACTTCCCTTTAACACTATCACAGCAAATGATACTGAAAACCCAAAAGAAAGAAACTTTGTAACCTATAAGAATTTAGGATTTACAGGTTCGGTAGTTAGTCAGTCACCATTCTTTGCAAATAAAACTACTGGTGATGATGGTGTTCTAGATAATAACTCTTCTTTTGTATTCATCCAAAATGAATATGAAGATTATATTGCTACCAACTATGATGCTATTATCCCTGCTACTATTACTCCTGTCACCTTCCTTGAACGATATGGAAAAGAAAATGAAGAGGTTAGACCTATTAAGGTGTTGAGACCAGAAGTGATTACTCAGTTTGATAAGCAGTTCAAAAGAATCTTATCCGAAACTTCAGGGGAGCAGGTTGAAACTGTTATTGGTAGTGGATTTGGAGATACTTCATACACTTCAAGTATATCTGCACCTTCTACTAATGGCGGTGGCAGTAGTAGTAGTGCTAGTGTCAGTAGTAGCAGTAGTAGTAGTGGTGGCGGGGGTAGTAGTTACTAATGAGTACTACTGGTAGACATCATCCTTTATATGTTGCACAGACAAGAGTTTTTGTTTCTTCTGAAAGATATCCACGGCAAGAGATTTCAAAGATTGTTGTAGAAGTAAATATCTATGAAAACCTTGGTCTTCCCTATATCACAGGCAGTCTTGTAATTATTGACTCTGCTAACGCATCGAATGCGGTTCACTTTCAAGGGCAAGAAAGAGTCAATATTATTGTGTTAGACTCTGAAGCAAACCCTATTATGAACAAAGAATTCATTTGTATGGGAATTGATTTTGGTCAAAAGGTCGGTGATGATAAGTCTGGTTTTTCCGTAAAACTAGTTGAAGAACATGCATTACTGAGTAACAGCACTCGTTTCAGTAAAACCTATGAAGGCAAACCAGATGCTATTTGTAATACTATTTGTTCAGAACAATTAGGTGTATCTGTAGAATCTAAAGGTAGTCCAGTGCAATCTGATATGCGAGTAGTGTTCCCTTTCACTACATCACCCCTAGAAGCAGCAAACTGGATGGCTGCAAGATGCACTAACAATAATGGTCATCCATTCTATTTCTATTCTACAATGGTAGATAATTCTTTACAACTTGCAGATATATCTACACTGTTGGGGGAAAGTCCATTTAATAACGGTGATCCTTATATCTTTGGAACTACATCCAATAAAGGTGCTAGTCAAGAAGAAGACTGGGGAATTCTTAGTAAAAAGATTACCAACTATACTATCAATAATAACGAAGATACATTGTTAGCAATGGCAAGAAATGTTTATGGTGGATATTATAACTTTATTGATACCTATGAATATGGCGGAGAAGAAGTCATATATGATCTTCCTACTACTCTAGATAATTTACCTAAGTCAAATGGTTCTACAAAATATAACTATGATCCAGACTTTTCTATTGGTAGACCTTATCATAATGGACAGAATACCTATACTACACAGGTAGTAACACGAAAACTATTTGATGATAAGTTCTCTTTCCTAGAAGAAGAAACTGTAGATAAGCATTTATATAAAGCACAGTCCAGAGCAATTTATGGGTTCTTAGATCAACAACCTATCAATATTACTGTTCCGGGTATTTCATTTGGATTTAATAAACTTGGTAAGAAGATGGATATCTATATTCAAAAAGATATTCCACCTGAAGAAAAGTCTAATATTGATAGTGTCCGTGATAAGAAAAGATCAGGTGAATATCTTATTCAAAAGATAATGTATACGATTTTTAGTAATAGACTTACTGCTACTATTACTGCAACAAAAACAGATACTGACCCAAGCTTGGGCAGTGAGAAACTGAATCAGAATTAAAGTTATGGAAATATATAAGGTCTTACAAAAAGAGTTTTATGGAGATGATACCCGATGGTTTTTGGGTATTGTTGAAGACAATAAGAATGACCCTGAAAAACTTGGTAGAGTGAGAGTCAGGGTATATGGTGCGCACAATGCGTATTTGTCTGAAGTTCCTACTGAACTCTTGCCTTGGGCAACAGTAATGGTCCCTGCTACATATGGTGGAGTATCTGGTGTAGGTAGAAGTCCTACAGGTATTGAACAGGGTTCATGGGTCTTTGGTATCTTCCTAGACGGTAAGCATTCACAGAACCCTTTAGTAATGGGAACTATTGGTAAAATCGAACAAACTCCCGGAGAAGACATTACTCCTGAAGATAAGATTGAACCAACATCTATCAAGAGTAATATTGGTGGAGCAGGAGACACTACAAATGCTACTAATGTAGGAGGTATAGTATATGCTAATACTTCTACTGGGCAGATTGCTTTTGAAGTTGCTAAACAAGAAGGGTTTACAGAAATTTCAGCAGCTGCTATCGCAGGAGCAAGTTATGCACCATAAGGAATTATCATGGCTAAAGTAATACCCGGATTAAGAAAGAATACAGTATCAAGTAATACTAATATTGCACCTAAACCTGATCCAACTAAAACTCAGGGTGGTAAAACTGAGGATGATTTTGCTTTTGGTATTTTCAAGTTTCGTGGTCAAAATATTCTAAAGTATAATAAGTTTTGCTTTGAAAATAACCTTGACTTGAATAATGAAGAAAACCAGATTAAGTTTTTATTCATCTTACTGAGAGACGACCCATCATTACGAGGTGCTGAACTAAAGGAAGCAGAAACTATAGAACAAGCTGCACAAATCATTCATGAATATATTTTAAAAACTAATGATGGCATTCAAAATACTATAGATACTGCATATGATCTTTTAGATAGGAACAGTGTGTAATGAGTGCTGGAAACACATACAACCGAGAGGTTTCACAAACCCAAGACCAAAACTCTAGACAAGTTACTAACTATGTGGGCGATCCTAGACTGGGAACTCCTTATCTTGGTCCAGAATTTGAAAAGTATGTTGCTAATAACCTTCCAGCTGGATCGGTTTCAGATGAAGATAACAAAGCGCAAGTTGCACAGAAACTTTTAGATAATCAACTGAATTCAAATGAAGAGTTTGCATATGGTGATGAATTTGACCCTCAATCCGAACCTAATTATGGGGCTGCTGGAGGAAAGGTTATTAATAATGAAAAGACTGAACACGAAAACGAACCAGAGCAGCCTGGACACAACCCATTTGACGGTGGTTCTAACAAACCACTCAAATCAACTCCACCCGGTCATCCCGGCGCACTAGATGCAAACTCTGTAACTAAGAATAGTAAACTAACAGAAGAAGACGAAACAAGAGTAGGTGGTTCTACAGGTTCATATGCTTCTGAACTTTCTTTGATGCTTGGTGGTATAGCAATGTTATATGTCAAAGGTGGAACTGTTAAGTATGCAAATACATCTGCTGGTACAGGTAGTAGTGAAGAAGGGGCAGGAGTAGGTTCCTGTAAAGCTCTAGGAAATGATTTGAATAAAGTGTCTGAAGAGCAGTTTGAGAAGAATACATTTATTCCAACAGAAGCATCTAGACCTGATACTTTTGGTGATTTGACAAATGTAGTGCGAACTAAAGAAGGTAAAGTTGTTAGAACTAGTAGTGGCAAACCACTATTTACAAAAAAAGGTTAAGATATAATGGCAGTAACTACAACCATAAACTTTGCTGATGCTTTCAATCCAGCATTAAAAGTTTTACAGTCAGACTTCTTAGGAGATGATGTAAACTCTATTTTTGATGTTGACAAAGTTGAAGTAGGTGATATTATTGAAACACCTGAAGAACTAGAGTCCTATTTGCGTTCTGCTAGAAGAGAATATACTGAGGTTATTGTCTATCATACATCTAGTGATTATAGGCAAAACTTTAAGAGAGAAGAACTTCTTAACTGGTTCTTTACACAGTATAATCAAGAAGATATAAACTTTCATTTCTTAATCTTACGGGATGGACGTATCCAGATTAATAAACCTATCAACTCTGCTGCTGAACATACTACTGTGTCTGGACATTTACCTCACAGTATCAGTGTTGCCTTTGTAGGTGGATTGAATGATGGTATTCAAGATATCAACTCTTGTTCTACTGCACAATGGAATACCTTTCATAAGTTTATGAAGTGTTTCTATGTTGTTCTTCCGGGTGGGCAAGCATTTGGACATTCTGATATTAATCAAAATGCAACTGATCCGGGATTTGATGTTATTAAATATGTAGAGAACTCTTTTGGTAAAAGAAATACTTTGAGAAATACAGATGCTAGAACTCAAGGTTCTTTAACTGTTAGAGAACTTATTGATGCAAGCAGAGCAAGAGGGTTTAAGTAATATGTCTGACTTAGGATTTAAAGACCCGGATGAGTCATTCCCACGGGAAGAGTATGTTGGCAAACCGACAACTAACAAAGCTGCACGGGAAGAATGGGAATCTAAAATCGTAATGCCAGATGGTGTTGCTGGCACAGACCTAGTTAAAACAGACTGGCAACCCAAGTATCCCTATAACAAAGTAGAAGAAACTTCTTCTGGCCATAGAGTTGAACATGATGATACTCAGGGTGGAGAACGTCTGTCCTATGTTCATAAAGACGGCACAGGCATTGAAATGTATCCCGGTGGAACTGATGCTGAAGATACTACAACTATACTTGTAAACTCTACCTCAAGAATGGTGCAGTTAGTTGGTGATGATTTTGTAATGGTTGTTAATGGTAACGGCAATGTTACCTATAAAGGAACTCTTAACCTAACTGTAGAGGGTGACTTTAATGTCAACTGTGACAACTATACTGTTACTACTAAAGGCAAGCAAGTTGAAGAGATTTCCCAAGATAAAGTCGAGAACTTTGTAGGTGATAGAATCATTACTACAGAAGGTAATAAGTCAGAGATTGTCTTTGGTAACTATACTCTTGGTGCTTTGAATAATACCTATATCTTTGCTAAGAACTATCTGAGAATGGCTGCTGAAAAAGATATTGACATTTACTCTGGTAGGCATATGACACTTACAGCAAAAGAGAACATGACAAGTTCTGCTTTGGCAAATAGACTTATTGGTATAACCACATCTGTTCTTGGTTCTAGTGGCACTATTGGTGGTGATAACATGGTAATGTATGGTAAGACCTATCATGGTGATGTTATTGGCACAGCACAGAGAGCAAGATATATGACAAGCACAGACCCTGATGCAGTAGAAACTGCTAAACCTACAGAAGCAATCTTAACTGAAGGTCAGGCTAAAACCTATGATATTGGTATTCGTAAACCTCTTATTGATGAAGCAATAATCAGAAACAGTATCTCTGGTGGTGCGCAAACTGCTGGTGCTTCTAGAACTCCTAATCCTAAAAATGCAACAGATACATTTGATGATGGTAAGACTACAGAACAGAAAAAAGAAGCTGCCCAATATGGTAATGAATTTGATACTCAAAATTCATTCATTAACGATTTTGATGGTGGGACAAACAGTGTAACACAAAATGTATTAAGAACGAAAAGTGGTTCAGTTGTTACATCATCTGATGGTTCTCCGGTTTATGTGGACAATTAGGATATAGTGAGAGATAATCAATGGTAAACGTTAATTTTAATAAACTTACGACTAGACAAGTCAGAGCATTACTCAGAGACCCTAACAATAGAGAAGATGGAACTCTTGTAGGAGCAGCTGTTGCTAAGAACTTGATTGGTCCTGATTATTTTGTTTCAGTTGCCAAAAGACTGAGAACATATTTTGGAAATAATCCTAAAGTAAAATACTCTAGAAAATCATTAGTTAATTCTACTCTAATCAAAAGATATAAAGAGAACCTTGGAACACCAAAGATTTTACCAAGTCCAATCTTTGATCCTATGAAACTTGATAAGATTAATGGCACAACTAAACTTGGTGGTGGTATTCCATTATCTTTGTTTGTATCTTCTCCCGGAACTAGAGCTACTATTAACCATTTGAATGCAAGTGAACGCAAGATTATTGCTAAACGATTTTATTGCCATGTTCCTTTGATTGAAGGATTTAGAAATAATAGTAAGTTTAAACGAAATAGTTTGATTGTAACTGAAGGTCTAGTCAAGAAACAGAGTGATGAGACTTTAGTAACAGGTGATATTAGAGATTTACAGACACAAGGTAGAGCTGTTGTTTACGAAGTATTGAATAGTAAAGGTCAGAATGATGCCTATGCTACATTTGAACTTGCTAACTATTGGAAAGACAATAATCTTTTCCAAGGAATGATTCTACACTATGATACATTAGACCCTTCTCCTAATAATGCAGATGTAGGAACTTTACAACCTGATAAGGTATATCATGCTGAGATTATTGTTGTAATGCCTTCAGTAAATGATTACTATGAAGGAAGGTTTGATAGGTCAGTTAGAACTGATATTAATTTTAGAGCAGCAATCTATGGTGGTCTTGGTTATTTTCAGTATAAATAAACCATAGAATAATAAGAAAAATGGTATGAGATGGCAGTAACAAAAGCACTTTCGATAGAAGATGGTAATTTACAGACACCATCTATTGTAACGACTAGAAATCGTAATTACAGTGATTTGGATTTAACCTTCGCTGCTAGAACTACTGGTGATATTTTCAAGAAGACTGATGCAGCTGCTGTTAAACAATCTGTAAAGACTATCTTACAGACTAACTTTGGTGAAAGACCTTTTCAACCTAACTTTGGTGCAGACCTTCGTTCTAGATTATTTGAAAACTTTACTGATGAAGAAAATGCGTTTCTGATCGAAGATGCTATTACTGATGCACTTAAGTTTTATGAACCAAGAGCTGAACTAGTTTCTTTAGATGTTAGAGACAACCCTGATAGAAACTATCTTGGTGTAAGGGTTGAATTTAAAGTAGTAAATACAGACGAAGTTGTAGTGCTAGATACTTCAATATCAAGGATTAGATAAGAATGGCGACCACAATCAATTCATCAGACCTTAACTTTGATGATATTAAAACATCACTAAAAACCTACTTTGCATCTAAGTCAGAGTTTGCTGACTATGACTTTGAAGGTTCTGGTCTGTCTAACATTCTTGATGTGTTGGCATATAATACTCATATGAATGGTTTGATTGCAAACTTTGCATTGAATGAGTCTTTTCTTCCTACAGCACAACTCAGAACATCTTTGGTAAACCATTCACTTTTGTTTGGATATATTCCAAGATCGAAGACTGCATCTAACGCAGAATTGACTGTAACTGTAGATTTAGGATCAGGTGCTGGTAAACCTGCTAGTATTACTATGCCAGCTGGAACACAGTTCACATCAACAGTTGACGGTGTAAGTTATACATTTAGAACACTTTTAGAATATACAGCATTCCCTAATCCAGTACAACCAAACCTCTATACGTTTGTTGATGCTTTAGGTCAACCCTATGTTAGAGTATTTGAAGGTGAATTGGTTGTCAAGACATTTATTGCTGAGATTACAGGAGACAGACAGGTTTATGTTGTTCCTGATCCAGACTTAGATTTGTCTACAGTTGCAGTTCAAGTATATGATAATATTAACACAGATAACTTTACAAGTTACTTTAGTGCTAATGCTACATCTGGTGGAAATGCTATTACTAGTATTACTGCTGATACTGCTCTTTATCTTCCACTAGAGACATATAATGGATACTGGGAGTTTAACTTTGGTGTTCTGGGTGTAACAGGTAAAAACCCTGTGAACGGTGAAGTTATTCGTGTTACCTACCTTAGAACAAATGGTATTGATGCAAACGGTGCTTCAACCTTCACTCCATCTTCTACACTTGCTGTTACTGGATTTGGTAGTAAGACATTGAATACTGTAGTAAGAAGAGGCACAAAATCTTCCTTTGGTGCAGATAAAGAAAGTCCCGAATCTATTAGAGCAAATGCTCCACTTTCATATCTTGCGCAAAACAGATTGGTTGCTGCTAACGATTATAGAGGTGTTATTGCCAATGGTGTTCCGGGTATTAAGTCTATCAATGCATGGGGTGGAGAAGATAATGTTCCTGCCAAGTATGGTAAGACTATCATTTCTATTGTATATGAAAGTGATGTTAGTGCAGTCCAGAAGGCTGCTCTACAGACCCTTATCAAAAATAACTTGACTGATCCGTTGTCAGTAGTTGGTGTTGAGGCAGAGTTTGTTGACCCAACATTTATTTACTTGGACGTGATTACAAACTTTAGATACAATCAGTCTTTGACTAACTTAACTAGAGATGCAATCCAAACTAAGATTGTTGGTGAGGTAAATTCTTACTTTGCTGTAAACTCTGGGAAGTTTAATGATACAATTAGAAAATCTAAACTAACATCTCAAATTGATGCTTCTGATCCTTCTATCTTGGGGTCAGATATTGATATCAAAATGTCTGCTAGATTTACTCCATTACAGAACCCGACTACAGGAAATTTTGTTAGAACAGATTATACAATTAACTTTATTAACAATATTCAATCACCCTTGATGCAAGTTCCAAGTATTAGTAGTGATAGATTTGTTGTAAATGGTATTTCTTGTAGTATTAGAAATGCACCACTACACTCGACTACACTTCAAGCTATTGATATTCAAGGTAATGTAGTTATTTCAAACGTTGGTAACTATGAACCAACTACAGGTAAAGTTAATCTAGTAGGGTTCTTAATTGATTCTATTTCTTCTGGTAATACATATTTGACTATTACTGTTAATGCTGCTGATGATAGTACATTCAAACCTTTGAGAAATACATTGATTACTTTAGGAACAAATAGATCAGTTGGTAGTGGAGATGTAAACCAAGCATCCTCTGTAACAGGCACAACGAATTAAACAATGTCAGATACCAAAACCCTTTCAGACTTAAACAGACTAAATGTAAACCTAAAAGAATCTCAGGTTGATACTGTAGTTCCTGAACATTTCAAAGAACAGTATCCACAACTAGTAGAATTTCTGAAAGCATATTATGAGTATATTGATGGTGAAGGTGGTATTGCACATGATCTAAAAAATATCTTTACATCTAGAGACCCTGAGTCTACTTCAGATGAATTTTTGGATTTATTGTTCCAAGAAAGATCGCCGGGATTTGGTCCAACCCAATTTCCTTCTCCAAGATTTGCCTATAAGCAATTGCCTATCATCTATAAGATTAAAGGCACTAACCTGTCTATTGACCAGTTTTTTAGATATTTTTTCCAGCAAGACGTAGAACAAATATTACCTAGAAATCAAATGTTTATTGTTGGTGAAAGTGAGATAGGAGCTGAATCTTTACGATTTATCCAAGACTCATATTTTTATCAAATCTTTTCTATTTTGATTAAGAGTGGTATTCCTGCTACCCAATGGTTAGATTACTATAAAAGTTATCTACATCCAGCTGGGTTTGCTATTTTTACAGAAACAGCATTCGAACCTGTAGTGTCTCTTTTGCAAACACCATTGACAGAGATTATTACAGACTCTGATATTGCTGCCTCTGCTGCTACTGTTCTTGCATCTGAGGATGGTATTGCTGGTGTAGGTCTTACATCTGTTACTGCCATTGATAGTGATGCACAAAGAAGATTTGCTGTTAGTCGTGGATTTAATATCTACCAGACTGATGCTCAAGATTCTGATATTCTTAACAATTCACTTTACAATGGGCAGTATATCTCTATTGCAGACATTCTTGATCCTAACTCTAGAAGATTCAGTGATAGTGACAATAGAGAAGACATTAGATACAACCTGTCTGATTCCTTGTATGGTGGTATTACTATGGATGAAGATAGTGGAACATTTGATACTATTGGTCTCATTCCGGGTATTAGGTTCTCTAGCACAACCGAAACTATGGACGAAGGTGTGTTCCCGTTCTATAATGATTCTGGTTTAGATTCAGCAATTGGTCCATATGTTTGATATAAATAAGTTTAAGAGTTTTCATAGGAAGTAGAAATGACAAGCACACTAGATGTATTAGATTCGGACAATGTTCTTAATAGAGGCACAGTTGCTAATGACAACACTGGTGACACTCTAAGGTCTGCTGGACTTAAGATTAACAATCAGTTTGAAAATGTTGATAGTGCTATGTTCAATACATCATGGGCAGAATGGCCTGCTGGTGTAAAAGAGACTAACTCTGTTTTGCGTTATAATGGTTCTAAGTTTGTTGGAACAAACAACGTCAAGATTGACTCTGATGGTAATACTACAGTTTCAGGAACATTAGATGCAACAGGTGCTGCAACATTTTCTAATACATTATCAGTAACGTCTACTTCTACTTTTACTGACAGTGCTACATTCTCTGCTAATTTAGGTTTAGATGATAATGCTGTTCTTAATATTGGTGATGGTAATGATCTTCAGATTTACCATGATGGGTCAAATAGTTACATTAAAGATGCTGGGACTGGAAACCTAGTTCTATTGTCTAATAACTATAGTCTTAAAAATGCTGCTAATGACGAACAGATTATTTCTGCTGTAGAAGATGGTGCTGTAGAACTTTACTATAACAACACTAAAAGAATTGAAACTACTAATGTTGGCGGAACAATTACAGGTTCTTTAGTTGCTGACTCTGCTACTATTTCTGGCAACCTTACTGCTAATACTATTAGTCTAGGTGCTTCTGGAACTATTAGTGGTGATTTGACTGTAGATGGTAATATTATATTAAGTGATTCTGATGATATTACTATGCCAGATCGTTCAATGATTAAACTTGGCACAGATAGTGATTTTGCTATTCATTTCGATTCTAATAATCATGCAGTTATTGAAACTACAAAAGTAAATACTCCATTAATCTTCAAGCATAATAATGTTGAAGTGATGAGACTTACAGATGGTGGTGTAGATATATCCGGGAAGTTAAGTTATGATAGATTAGAGGAACAGAATAGTATAGTATTATCTGCGTATGGATTAATTGCGAATGGGACACAATTAACTGACATTAACATAAATAGGACACAGACCGATCCTCAAATCTATCAGTTTTTTGCAGATGATACTTGGGATAGTGTTCCTATTAATGCTGGTATTTTTGATTGCACAAAAAATGTAACTAAGATAAGAGATTTGATTGATGGTGTATTAAACTCATCAAATCAATTGGCAAAATATACAGTTAAAGTGTTTTTTAGTGTAAATACTGACACTAACACTGACAGATATCATGCAGTTCGTTTATTTGGTAGTAATGATCACACCATAACCACCTTCAGCAATGGAACCGTTACAAGCGGTCATCTTCAATCGGGGAAAAGATTTTTGGCAGACCATAACGGTCGGGCTTATTTTGTTGAGAGATCGGAATTTGGCACGGATTGGTTAGATAATCGAGATAGTAATCTTGTCTTTATTGGCGATGGAACATACTTCGATGGCGATGAAAATGGTAACCTTAATTTAGATGCCGGGGCTGGGTTTACCAATATTGATTTGTCTGGAGGCATCAGCATCAACTTTGCTATGGAGATTTACCAAGAGAAGAGTCTTGTTCCTGTTTATTATGATGACATTACAGAATTAAAGTGATTTATACTAATGTTGCAGAACTATGATAAATATAACCAAACAACTCAATGTGTAAGTAGGTAAAATGGCAAGACAAACTTTAGATATCGGCACAAATGCTAATGACGGAACTGGTGATACACTAAGGTCTGGTGGCGAAAAGATTAATGACAACTTTGCTGAACTCTATACGACACTTGGTGGAAATAATATTGCTAGTAGTGGTATTAATGCTGCCTATGCTACTCAAACAATGAACGGAGATGGCGTTGTAAATGATTCTGATACTTTGATTTTGTTTAATAGCACTGGCACAATTGCTGCAACTCTTGGTGATGGCACATCAACTGGTGAATATAAAATCTTTTTGAATATCAACTCTGGTGTAGCAACAGTCACTCCATCTGTTGGAAAATTTGCAAATGGCACAAACTTCGCACTAAGTCAATATGGTTCTACACAAGCAGTGTGGGCGGGTTCAGACTGGTATCTAATCGGACATAAAGATTCTTCCGATACCGACGTAGTAATTACATAAGAAGAGATAAAAAATGGTAGCAATAGTAACTACAGACACTAAACAAATCCTAGTAGAAAAACTAATAGAAGACTTACAGGCTGATTCTAACAACTACTACTTGGGTATTGGTAAGTCTGATGCATGGAATGAAACTGATACAGTTCCAACTACCATTACTGACATTGGAACTACTAGAAGAGAATTTAGAAACAACCTACAGTCAATTCAAAAAATTGCATCAGTAAGTTATGTTGCTAAAAGATACAATTGGGCTTCTGGTACAATCTATCAGGCATATAATGATAATCAAACTTCTGCTCAAAATGGTCAATATTATGTAATTACTGAATCTAACCGTGTTTACATTTGTTTGAGGCAGGGTAGAAATACCTTGAATGCTGTTCATGCTTCTACTGTAAACCCTGATACAACAGGAACTACTACATCACCAGTAACGACTACTGATGGATATGTTTGGAAGTTCTTGTTCACACAATCTGCTACTAGACTTACAGCATTTTCTACATCTAACTTTATTCCTGTAGAGAAGATTACAGCAACTACTGGACTGAGTAACATTCAACAGTCACAGAAAAATGTTCAGGATGCTGCAAGTGTTGGACAGATTGTAGGTTATCGTGTTACTAATGGTGGCACAGGATTTACAGCAGCTCCTACTATTACAGTAAATGGTAATGGTAGTAATGCAAGAGCAGTTGCTCTCGTATCAGGTGGAGCAGTAGTAGCAGTAAATGTAGATGATTCTGCTAATGGATTCCCATTTGGGTCTGAGTATGACCATGCAAGTATTTCATTCTCCGGTGGTAATGGAACTGGACTTTCAGTTGAACCTGTTATTTCTGAGTATGGTATTGGAACAGACCCTAGAGATGATTTAAAATCAACATCTATTATGTTCAACTCCAAACTTGTAGGTGGTGCTGGTTCAGGTGACTTCTTGACAGGTGCACTTGCAGACTTTAGACAAGTAGGTATTATTAGAAATCCTAAACTTCCTACAAGTAGGTCCGCTGCTGATTCTGATTTTACAGCAACTACAGGAAGTGCTTTAAGAATTCTGAGTGTTGGAAGTGGAGATGGTCTTCTAGCTATTCCAGTAGATAATCGTATTTCTCAAGGGACTTCTGATCCTAAGTCCATAGCATTTGTTGATAAAGTTACTGGTTCAGAAGAAGCTGCTACAATCTTATATCACCAAAATGAGAATACAGGATTTAAGCCGTTTACTATCGGAGATGATCCTTTATTAGACGAAGAAACTCCTGATAACAGAGGGACAATTCTTTCCGACTCTGATGGTGAAGTAAATCCTTACTCTGGAGATTTGTTATATGTAGAGAGTAGAGCTGCTGTTGAAAGAACTACAGCAGGAACAGAAGACATTAAAATTACTATTCAGTTTTAATAGAGGTTAAATAGAAAATGCCAATTACAAAAAATGAAAATACTTTTTCGTCCACCTATAAGGATGATTTTAGTGAAGGTGATAATTACCAGCGAATTCTATTTAATTCTGGTAAGGCTCTTCAGGCAAGAGAACTTACTCAAATGCAGACCATCATCCAAAAGCAGATGGAACGCTTTGGTAGAAATGTCTTTAAAGAAGGTTCTGTTGTAATTCCCGGTGGTCTACAAGTAGACAATGAAATTCAATATGTAAGACTTCAAGGTACTCCAACACTTTATGCTGGTGATATCTTAGAAAATGATGATGGAATTAGAGCAAGAGTAATTGACTTTATTGCTGCTGAAGGTTCTGATCCTGAATCTGATCCTGCAACTGTCTATGTTGATTATATTGATGGTGAAACAGCTGGTGGTGGTTCCACACCAATTGTTTTTTCTGCAAGTGGTTCACTAGCAAATGGTCAAGAAGGCGGTGATG